CCCCAATATTTTTTGTTCGATTTCGCATTATTCGCATTACGACGCTGGTCGCACCACCTCAAATTACGATAATCATTATTACACTTATTACCGTCGATATGGTCGCATATGGTATGGTTCGGGTTGTTATTCGGGATGAATACATTCGCCACTAACCGATGGACGAGCATCAAAGTCTCATTATTCGGTTTCTCCTTTGTCGGCGGTCGCCCATACCCATTATTCGGTCTCACCAAATTACCACTCGCATCCATACTCCGTTTCAGCGACACGCACATATACCCAATCGATTTACAATAATACGACTTCAGGATTTTATTGAACTTTAAGTTTTTTACCTGACCCATCCTATTAATCGCATAATTATCCTTCCTCACTCCAAATCTCTCGTCAATCACCACCCAATCGTCCGTCATATACGACGACACAGCAGGAGCAGACGCAACGCAGGGCGACGCCAACGGTAGAACCCTGAAAAATGAGTTGATGAGTGCTTGTGTAATCATAGTGGATAATCGCTATTATTATCCATAGACATTATCCTTTTAAACCCTATTATCCACATTTTTACCAACACGCCCACCCACAGCAGACGCACTTAAAATCTCTCGGCGAGGGGGATTTACCTCGTGGCGTGGAGGGGACGGACGACGGTGTAGATGGCGGGGTGATGCTGTCGCTGTCATTATATAAAAACTTCTCCTTTCTTTTATGTTCGCCTGAATGGTAAGTCATCACTTTTAAGGCGTAAAGCATATATTATATACCTGCTTTTTCTTTAATCTCTGTTAGTAATTTTTCTGGGACGCTGTATCTCTGCTCCAATCGTGACCGTTTTAAACCAATCTCTCGGACGTTCGTTTTATAACTGCTGTTGCCGATAGAATATTGATGCCGACCATTTGTTATGAAAGGACACGCGTTCTTATCACACAATTTACCGACGAAATCAATATTATTCCAGAGCCTCGTTCTCTTGCGATAGGGGTAATCATACTGACAATAATCCACGTCTGTAAAAGGGATTTCGTCTAATATTCCTTGTTTTTTTAAGGTGCCAGTCTGGGGATTTTCAATAACAAACTTACAGCCCGCATAATTGATGATTTCAAGCCCTCGTCGCACGATAGCGTTAGACCCCTCAATATCGGGTGTTTTTTCCGGCCTCGCAGAATTAAGGCACGAATATTCATTACAGGGTGGACTAAACCAAATGAATACTGGTTTTCCGTGTTGAGCGAAATAGGTCTTATAATCCCAGTCCAGAATGCTTGCCAGAATATCAGGCGCATATTTCGGTTCTATATCTAAACTTACATACCTCTTATCGCAGAAGTTCTTCATAGACTTACTGCCCGAGCATAAGTCAAGATACCACTCTATCGCCATTCTTATCCGTTGAGAGATTTTTAGGTTTATTTCCTTTCGGCATACACGTTTTCTTGTATTCCAGCATTTCCGCTTCATCCTGTTCCGTCCACTTATCCACCGCGCGGAGATGCTTTTCCGATGCTAAATGGCGACGAATGATATTCGCAGTCAAACAAAAGTTCCCGCCACAATCCGCGCAAATGCGATTATGGCCTTTTGAGAGATGTGATGTGAATGATGAGACGAGAGGTTCAATCCATTCAGCGTGGCGTTTATATCTGGTATCTTTATATTGTGTTCCAGCGGTAGAAGAGCCGTAGGGGCTTTGTATAGGGTAGTAATCGGTCATTATATAAACATAAGGTCGGTATTATGTTTATATATATATGGCAAAGCAAATAGATTACGACGACAATCTTGAAAACCTCTTGAAGGATGAAGCGGAGAAAGCGGAGAGCCTATCCATCCTCCACCGCCTCTCGCACGAGAAATACTCATTATATTCAAACGCTATTAATATCCCTGTGATTGTAGGGTCATCGGCGGTCGGCTTTATGACGGGCATCCAGATTGATTTTGATGACATCAATATTATACTAGGGATTTTTAGTGTTGTTATAGGGTGTATTAAAGCCCTAGACAGTTATTTTCAATTGGCACAGCGAAGCGAACGGCACCGCCTCGTGAGCCTTCAATACGCCCAGATAAACCGAAAAATCGCGGTTGAGTTATCATTAGAGCGTGATGTGCGGATGGATGCGAAGGATGCTCTTAACGTCATTAGGACGGACGTGAAGAACCTAGAAGAGTTGGCGCCGATTATACCTGACGACATTATTGAAAAATACAAGGAGCGGTATCCGAAAGTGGATGGCGAAAACATAAAGCGTCCAGCCCTAACGAATGGCCTGACAGAGGTGGTGATAAACAAACCGGATACGAACCATATTGTAAAGGCAGATTTGGTAATGAGGAGTAGACGTCAATCACACGATAACGATATCGTGGATATCCCCGTGGGTGATATCAAAGATGGTGTGTTTAGTGCTTGATGTAGATATTCTGCTGTGTGCTGACGCTGTGTGCCATCCCATCCGCAATCGCCTTATTCTTCTCCTGCGCTTCTAACAGATTATCCGTAGCAAAAATAGTGCGGAGCATCGCGCAACCCACCTTGCGAGGGGCGAAGACGCGATTTAAACAGCGGGTAATGGAGTTGCCGACGTCAAATGGACGGCCGGTAATAAATAGAAGAAAGGGGAATGTTTTACCTTTTTTTAGGTCAATCCCCATCGTAGGAAGGTCGCCGTCGGTTTTTCGGGAATTAATGTAAAACCAGAAAATCTCCATCACGTCTTCGGGGATATCTACTTCTTGAACGCCGAATGACTTGAAGGTCTTGAACTTTTGAAAGATGAACTTGTTTTCATCCAGAATGAGGTAATTTTGCGCGTCGTCAAGGGGGTCGGGGCGTTTTTGAGAGATTACCATTTCTAGGTAGTCCTGATTGCGCCGAGGGAGTATTTTCACATAGAGGGTTAGGACTACAAAGTGAAGGAGAAAGGTGTATTCGTATGAGTGTTTTACGCCCCCTTGTATTTGTATGAGTTTGAAAGTGGTATACATTTCGTCCCATTTATCTATAATTTCATCCCACGTGACCCAGTTATCTTCTTGTTTCTTCGTTTTTTTGCCTTGGACGAGTTTGTGTTCTCTCGCCACCCTCATCATTCTCTCGTGATACATATCTATCCTCTGGAGCATCTCGTCATCAGGAATAGGATATGTAAGTTTGAGTGCGGAATGGATGGATGTGTAATAAACCCGCTGTGTATTTTTTGAGTATTTCGTTAGTTTTTTTTCAACCTCCTCAAAACAGAAGAGATATTGAAGATTATCAACCGGCTTTTCGTCATTTAAAATTTCTAGGTTGCGTAAATAACAGACCCTAGAGGTTTCAGCGAGACCGTATTCAGTCATTTTTGCGGACAGTTCGTCCATAAAAGGAGTGGATTTGAAAGAGCGAGGCATAATGTATCCGAAGGCGATATACATTATACAATTTTTCGTTTTATACCTGATTTAGATAATTACCCAGCCCAGCGATTTAGAAGAAACCGGCGCGAGGGACATAAACGCGGAAATGGCAAGTGCCGACGAAGGCACCGACGATGGCGCCTGCTTCATCAACAGCGTTAAGGGTGAGGATGGCGGTGGCGGGAGGCCCTGCGGCGAATGCGACGCGACCAGCATATTTAGCACCGATGGTAGTGGGACCACCGGCGGCGGGGATGGCGGGAATGACATACCACGCTTCAACTATACACGCGGCGGCCTGTGCGGCGGAAGTGATATTCAAAGGATTAAGGTTTACAGCGATGGAACCACCAACGAAAGGTTGCGCGGGGGTGCCAGCAGTCCCGAGAATAACATCGTAATTTGCGGGGGTAAGACCAGCGTAAGACCCAGAAGCATAGGAAAAATTGGTTCCAGCACCAGCACCACTCGCGGCGGGGATGGCGAGTTGTGATACACCGAGAGAATTCAAGGACATTTTCGGATTATGTTTTATGGTATTAATATTCAGTTGTTTTTATATATAATTTCGTATAAAAACATCCACATCGGTATATAAACAACAAAGATGGATAGACCAAGCAATCCGGAGGCATCCGCGGTTTTTAATGAACCGAGCGGTAGTTCTAAACTGAAGAAAATCATAACCGAGCCGATGAGTGATGCGGATATTGAGTTGTATTTGCCACAGGCGAAGGTGCTGATGTTTCGCGAACTGAAAGGCTACCCGAATATACAGGCGATATTGAAGCGTCCGAGAGATTATTTTGTATTGTTATACGAACACACGCCACAGAACGGTCACTGGGTGGCGGTTTTGCGGTATGGGAATACAATAGAGTTTTTTTGCCCCTATGGGACAAGCCCGTATTCACCGAACTCCTGTTTAGAGTGGAACACACCAGAGCAGAATGCGGTGGTGGACGCGACGTCTAATTATCTTGAGACGATGTTAAATCAAGCGGAGAAGGATGGTTTCAAGGTGATATATAACAAGATGGATTTACAGAATAAGAATGGTAATGTGAATACGTGCGGAGCGTTTGTGGTGTTTCGTGTGCTGTGCCTGATGGAGGATGATATGAACCTCTCGGCGTTTCAAAAAGGGATGAAGAAAATCCACACCGCGACGGGGTTGAATTATGATGAGATAGTGGCGGACGCGATAGAAATTCGCGAATAGCGAATTTATCGTAGATGAAATCCGCGAGTAGCCCTTAATTTGAAAAAGTCGCGCCGAATGAAGCCAGAATAACGATACGCTGGTCGGTGTCTCCGAATTGAACCACAGTTCCGGTAGCAAAATTATTCCTAGACGCTAGTGTGATGGTTTTCCAGTTATTCGCAGGGGCGAGGGCGGATACAAAAGGTAAGGCAAGGGTGGTAGTAATAGAAACAGGAGCCGATGATGCGAAATAAAGATAGTAGTTAGTAGGAACTGCGGAGGCTAAAGAAGCCTGATGAAAGAATGCTGGAAGGATGCCGGTTGTGGTATCTATGAAGCAATTTTGAAGGCGGACAGCACCGTTTAAATCAATAAAGTCGGGGGTTTGAACTTTATAACAAAAATTATCAGCACCGCTGTTATGACCGACTATATAATCAAGAGTAGCACCAGTTTCAGATGAAAATCCAGTAGCGACGGCTGGAAGTTCGGTAGCGGGGGTGATGAAAAGGGTAGGGGTGGTTGCCATAT